AATCCTTTGCTCTTCAACTTGTTCAACACGATGACCGGCGGGTTGGCGGTGTGGGGTGCCGGCGACGGCTCGACCACGTTCGGCATCCCCGACCTGCGGGGAAGAGTGCCGGCCGGCATGGATAACATGGGCGGCGCGCAGGGCGCGGCCGGGCGGCTGGCGATCGGCTTCGGCCTTGCCAGTGTCGGCTTGGGGGGTTTTTGCGGCGAGCAAAGCCACACGATCACGCAAGCCGAGCAGGCCACCCACAATCATCTGTACAATGTGAGAAGCAACCCGACAGCTTTCGGTGCCAGCGGTGCCGGTCAAACCGTTGGCGGCACGTTGGTTCAGGTCGGCACGATCAACGGCGGCGGCAGCGACACCGACCACAACAACATGCAGCCGACGGTGCTGGTCAACTACATCATCAAGGGTGGCTAGATGCCTGCGCTCGAAATCTATGCCGAAACCTATCAGGCCCTGGCTTACGATCTCCAGGCGGCGATCGACGAGTACACGGCCGCCTTGCTCGATCACTCCGCCACTGTCGGACAGGCCGCGCCGGCCGCGCCGTCGATCGTCGAGGCGATCGTCAAGAACCACGGCGGCTTGTGGGTGATCGTGCCGGCACCGGAGCCGCCGCCGAAGCAGCCCCTCCCGCAAGACCCGAAATATTACCGCTCCCGGTCGGAGCAGACGAAACTTCTCGCCGACGAGGCCAAGGACACGGGTCCGGAGGTCGATCCCGCGTGAGCCAGTATCGCGGCTCCGTCGCCGTCGTCATCGCCTTCACCCTCGGCGTGGTCTTGATTGTTATCGTCGTCGCGGCGGCTTTGGGTGTAAGGGTGAGCGAGCTGACCAAGGATGCCGCGATCGCCGCCGTCGGGGCGATGGCCGGCGGGTTGGTGGCTTACATGGCGAAAAGCTGATGGCAGCTCTGGCCCTCGGAATGTGCTTGATGCTCAGCGGCTGCATCGTCATCCAGTCGGTCCCCGAGCGTCGCGTCGATCCGAGCATACCTGTAGCGCGCGTGATCATCGAGCAGCGTCAAGCGCAGCCCGTGCCGATGCCGGTGCCACGAAGGGGATCATAGATGTCGATATCGCTGCTCCTGATCATCGTCGTCGTCATCCTGCTCATCGGCGTCTTGCCGACATGGCCCTATGCCCAGAACTGGGGCTATTACCCCTCGGGGGTTTTCGGCGTCGTCATCCTCGTCCTCCTCATCTTGCTCTTGACCGGGAGGCTATGATGGGAGCCGATTTTCTCGTCCATATCTTCGCTCTGGTTTTCTTGATCCTGAGCTTCGTCTGGGCGGTCATCACGCGCGAGTTCACCGCCACTCTCTTTGCCGTTTGGAGCATCGCCCTGATCGTCGTCCTCTCGGGCTTCCCGTGGGGGCGTTGAGATGGCCGGTCTCATCGCCCTAGCGGTCGCTGCCGTCCTGGTCTGTGCCGCCGTGGTGTTCGTGGTCGTGTCCGTAAGTCGGGACATGGGAAAAATCTGAGGAGATAGCGATGGCCCTGACCTCGCCGGAAGTGACTTTCATCCAGACCCACCAGAAGATCGTGACGCGGGCGATGAAGCCTTATCTCGCGGTCGTCGATCAGGCTTACGAAGCTGGCTATCCGATCAACGTCACCCCGCCGGTCGCTTCCGGCACGGCGACGGTCGGCTCGACTCTCGCGGTCACCGTCGGCACCTGGATACAGGCGCCGACATATACTTTTCAGTGGCTGAGGAACGGCGTCGCCATAGCCGGCGCGACAGCGCAGACGTACCTCCTGGTGGCTGCCGACAGCGGCAAAACCGTCTCCTGCGCCGTGACCGCGACGGTCGCCGGGAAAACCACCACCGTGAACTCGAACGGGATCGCCGTCGCCTGATGGCTCAGCTCTCGGCAGATGAAATTCGCTACTTCCAGGCCCTCAAAAGGCGGAAAACGAGCCTCACTGCCAAAACTTCCCTGATCGGCTTCGCCAAGGCGATGCACCCGGACCCGGATCACCCCGACGACGCCGATTTTAGCCTCTACAAACCGGCTCTCCACCAGGAAGTGATCGCTGCCGCCCTGGAAGAGGTCGAGGCCGGGCGCCTGAAACGCCTGATCATCAATTGCCCGCCCCGTCACGGCAAGTCGGAGCTGGCATCGAGGCTGTTTCCGCCGTGGTTTTTGGGCAAACACCCCCGCGACAGCATCATTTCGGCTTCCTACAACGAGAAATTCTCTTGGGATTTCGGTCGTGAAGTTAAAAACACCATTGAGGACCCGATTTTCCGGCAAATCTTCCCGGACATCGCGATCACCACTGCTTCGGTCGATCGCATTGAAGTCGAAACCGGCGGAAAGGTCTTTTTTACGGGTCGCGGTGGCTCAATTACTGGCAGAGGAGCCATCGGTCTTATCCTTGATGATCCGATCAAGGATCGTACAGAGGCTGACTCACCGACGGTTCGTGAAAAAGTCTGGAAGTGGTACACGCAGGTGATGAGAAGCCGCCTCGTGACCTCGAAAGGCTGGATAATCATCATCCAGACGCGATGGCACGAGGACGACCTCGTCGGACGGCTTACAGACAAGACAAATCCGTCTTACGTCCTCACCGAAGCCAAGAAATGGTCGATCATCGACCTCCCGGCGCTGGCTCGCGACAACGATCCGATCGGTCGCAAGCCTGGCACGGCGCTTTGGCCGGAGCGTTTCCCCGTCGAGTACCTGGAGGACATGCGCGAGGGCGATCCGCGCGGTTTTCAGGCCCTCTACCAGGGTTCGCCGACGCCGGAAGCCGGGAATTTCTTCCCCGGCGACTGCGTCATGACCTACAGCAAGAACGAGATGCCGCCGCGGGAAGAACTTCGCTTTTACGCCGCGTCCGACCACGCCGTTTCGATCGCGCAAGACCGCGACAAGACCTGCGCGGGCGTCGTCGGCGTCGATAAGGATCAGAACCTATGGGTGATGCCGAAACTGGTCTGGGGCCGCTATTCGACCGACCAGGTCGTCGAACGCATGATCGATCTCATGGCCGACTACAAGCCGCTGTTCTGGTGGGCGGAAAAAGGACATATATCAAAATCTATCGGCCCGTTTTTGCGAAAGCGCATGCTCGAAAGATCGACTTTTTGCAGCGTCGTCGAAGTCACTCCTACCCACGATAAGAAAACCCGCGCCCAGGCCATCAACGGCCGCATGGCGATGCGAATGGTCTACTTTCCTTCATTCGCTCCTTGGTGGGCCGAGGCCCGCGATGAGCTTTTGAAGTTTCCCTACGGCACCCACGACGATTTCGTCGATTTCATCTCCTGGATCGGCTTGGGCCTGGGGATTTTCGCCCCCAACAGGAAACCCAAGCCGGCTTTCGCCGGTCCGCAGCCGGGAACGCTCGGCTGGGTCAAAAAGTCGGCGCGCGAGGGCGATAAGCGTCCTGGCTTGCCCGGAGGTTGGTAAAAATGTCGATGGGCGGGCCGGTTGACCCTTTCACGCCGCAAGATCCCATGTCCGCGGACACCGGACTGCCGCCAGCGGCACCTCCGCCTCCCCGCGAGAAGATAATCCCGCGGGAAGCCCCGGACACCGACGAGAAGCGTAAAAAGCTCGTCACCCAGTGGATCGACGACATCAAGAATGCCCGCAAGTTCTGGGGTCCCGCTTTCCGGCAAATGATCCGGGATCAAAAATTCTGCGCCGGTCACCAGTGGGACGAAGAGACCAAAGCCGCGGTTTTCAACGACCAGTTCGATGACAGGTATGTCGCCAACGTCACTCTCAGGCATGTGAAGCAGCGGGTGGCGGCGCTCTATGCGAAAAACCCGAAAGCCGTCGCCAAACCCCGGCCGAAAATTTACGCGACCGTCTGGGACGGCACTGCCAAGACCTACGCCCAGGCGCAGGCCGTCCTGACGCAGGCGCAAGCCGTCCAGCAGCAAATGCAGAAACTGGTGCTCGGTGCCGGGCTGGGTCTCGCGGCTTCCCGGATGGGGATGTCCCTTCCTCCGTCTCCGCCGGGAATGGACGGTGGCCCTGGGGCTCCCAGCCCCTCCGGGCCGCCGGGGATGAATGGCGGCTCGCCTTCGCCCTCCCCGGACACGGGCGAGCCGTCTCCCGCGGACACAGGGGGAGCACCCAGTTTACCCCCCGGAGCTGCGCCCGGCGCTCCCGGCGCAGGCGGCCTCATGTCGATGCTTCAGGGCGCCGCCGGCCAGGCCGGGATCGGCATCCCGCAGGGGCCGGCTCCCGACGAGGTCGCCCAGGCGCAGGCGATCATGGAAGACGCAAAACAGGTGAAGGCCCAGATCGACCAGGTCAACCGCATCGCCCGGACACTGGAGATCCTCTACCAGTACGAAGTCTCTCAGCAGCAGCAGTCGTTCAAGTCCCGTATGAAAATGACGGTCAGGCGCGCGACCACTTCAGGCGTCGGTTGGGTGCGGGTCGGCTTCCAAAGGGTGATGGGAAGATCCCCGGATCTAGACTCTCAGCTCGCCGACGCCGAGCAGCAGCTCGCCGTGATCGAGCGCGTGTCCGCGGACATCGCCGACAACGAGCTTCAGGAAGACTCGCCTGAAGCCGCCCAGATGCAGCTCCTCATCGCCGAGCTTTCCGGCAAGACCGACATCGTCGTGCGCGAGGGCCTGATGTTCTCGTGGCCGAAGAGTACCGCGATCATCCCCGACAAGAATTGCACGGCGCTCAGAAACTTCCTTGGCTGCAACTGGGCCGCGGAGGAATACTGCCTGACCTCCGACGAGATCCAGCAGACCTACGGCATCGACGTCGGCGATGCCGCCACCACTTATCGGACCGTCGATGGTGCCACCGATTTCGGCCAGGTCGAGGAGCTGAAGGGCAGCTCGTCCACCGGTTCCTCCGATCCGGCGAAGATGCTGGTCTGGGAGGTCTTCAACAAGGCTGACGGTCTCGTCTATGTCGTCTGCGACGGCTACGCGGACTTCCTGCGCGAGCCGGCGGCGCCGGAATACTACACCGACAATTTCTGGCCTTGGTACTTGGTCGCCTTCAACGAGACCGAAGGCAAAATCTTCCCGCCGAGCGACGTCACCCTCATCCGCTCGATGCAGCTTGAGCTGAACCGCGCCCGCCAGGGTCTCCGCGAACATCGCTTCGCCAACCGCCCAAAAACCGCCTACGCCGAAGGGATCTTGTCCGAAGAGGACATCGAGACCCTCCGCAACCCGCCCTTCAACGCCCTGGTCGCGGTCACAGGACTTCAGCCGGGCCAGGACATCAATCAAGTCCTCCAGGGGATCAAGGGGGTGCCGGTTGACCCGAATATCTACACCACCCAGGAAACCTTCCAGGACCTTCTCCGCGTCGTCGGTGATCAGTCTGCCGATCTTGGTCCCACCTCCGGCGCCACCGCTACCGAGTCCAATATCGCCTCGCAGGCAAGAGCTACTTCAACGGGTTCTGAGATCGACGACATCGACGACACCCTCTCCGCCATCGCTCAGGCCGCAGGCCAAATTCTTCTTCTCAACGTCTCGGAAGAAACTGTGAGGGAGATCGTCGGCCCCGGCGCGATTTGGCCGAGCTTGACCAAGGGCGACGTCGCCAGAAATCTTGTCCTCGATATCGAGGCTGGAAGCTCCGGCCGTCCGGACCAGGCCCGCGAACTCCAGAACTTTGAGAGGCTCGCACCGATCCTCATGCAGATCCCCGGGATCTCTCCGGCGTTCATGGCGAAGCAGGCGGTCTCCCGCATGGACGACTCCATAAGCATCGAAGATGCCGTCGTGTCCGGGATGCCGAGCATCCTCCAACAGAACGGCATGCAGCCCGGCGCTTCGACAGGTCCGGGAGGGAGCCCAGACCCCAACGCGCAAGGCCCGCAAGGCGCCTCCAACAATCCCGGACCACCCTCGCCGCAGTCGTCGGCCCCCACTCCCATGAATGCCGCTCCGCCAGGTCCGCCTTCACAACCGAATTGATCGGGAGTAAAGGTTCGTTCCGTGGCCGAAGAAACTCCCTCACCCGTCCAGTCCTCTTCTTCGGACACGACGGCGTCTGCGCCGACCCCCGCCGCAGACGCCGGGCCTTCTGGCGAGGCCACTCAATCGCCGGCACCACAGGGGGCCGATACCGGGAAAAAGCCCACTCTCTTAGACGCCGTCCTCAAGGTCGTCCCTGCTGACACCGAGAAAGACGTTCTAGCGGATAAGGCTGACGCACCCACGTCACCGCCCGAAAGCGGAGATCAAGCAGACCAAGGGTCAGACGAAGACGCCACCGAGGCCGATATCGACGCTCTCCAGATGGGGAAGCGCCAGGCATCGAAGTTCCGGACACTGCTCAAACAGCGCGGCGAACTACGTCAACAGGTCGCCGAACTCGAACAGTATCGCCCGGTCGCCGAAATCGGTGGTCAGCTCGCCAACTTCGCGCAAGAGAACGACCTCAGTTCAGACGACATCGTCAAGGTTCTCGGCATCGCGGCTGCCGTTCGTGCCGGAGACTGGCAGGGTTTCTACCAAGCTGTCGGTCCCTTCGTGCGACGGGCGCAGGAATATCTGGGGCTAGTTCTCCCCGACGATCTCGGCGCACGGGTCCACCAGGGCCACATGACCGAGGCGGCTGCGCGCGAGTATGCGCGGACACGGTTTGACGCGGCGCGAGCGCAAGCTCTCGCCAACCAGCGCGAGACCGAAGTCCACACTTCACGAGTCCAGTACGTCCAAGCTGACGTGCAACGGGCCGTCACTAATTTCGAGACCCAACTGGCTGCACGAGATCCAGACTATCGGGCAAAAGCCGACGCCATCCGACGGACGACGCAGGCG